GTTCAATCGAGTGAACTCAGATATAACCACTTCAGTCTTTGATTCGAAAGTGAAGTCTTGGGAGGGACAGACCACCTTCGCGATGGTGCAGACACTATCTCGCCAGTCGAATCTGGCACAGATGCCTACGTTGGACCTTCTCGTCATCGATGAGGCACACCATGCAGCTGCACCGAGTTACCGAGCCATCATTGAGAAGGCCCAACAGCAGAATCCAAGGCTAAAACTCTTCGGAGTAACGGCAACACCCAATCGTGGGGATGGCAAAGGACTGCGTCCGGTCTTCAGCAATGTCGCTGATCAAATCAGTCTTGCTGAGCTCATTCAATCCGGGCACTTGGTACCTCCCCGTACCTTTGTGGTGGATGTTGGTACCCAAGCCGCACTCGCCGAGGTAAAACGCTCGGCCGACGATTTCGATATGTACGAGGTCGACGCCATTATGAACCGAACGGTCATTACCGAAGCGGTCATCAAACACTGGCAGACTCATGCAGGGGAACGCAAAACCGTAGTGTTCTGCTCCACGGTCGATCACGCCACTAACGTTGCCAGTGCCTTTCGGCAAGCAGGTGTAAACAGTGTGATCGTTCACGGTGCCCTGAGCAAGGCTGAGCGAGAGTCTGCGCTTAATCAGTTTGCCACTGGCCAAGCACAGATCATCGTTAACGTTGCAGTACTCACTGAAGGGTATGACCACCCTCCAATTGATTGCGTGGTGTTGCTGCGCCCAAGCTCATACAAGTCGACGCTGATTCAGATGATCGGCCGAGGGCTCCGTACCGTGGATCCGGAAGAGTATCCCGGCGTCACTAAGACCGATTGCATTGTGTTGGACTTCGGCACCAGCACCCTCATGCACGGATCGCTCGAACAAGAGGCCCTGCTCGACGGTCATCAGGGCTCTGGCCAAGCGCCCACCAAAACCTGTCCTGACTGCGATGCAGAAGTACCACTCTCTTCGATGGAGTGCGCGCTATGCGGCCATGTCTGGGAGCGGACAAACGATGGTGAGGAAACCGAGCTCACTGAGTTTGTCATGTCGGAAGTCGATCTACTCAAGCACTCTTCGTTCCGTTGGAGTGATCTCTTTGGCGATGACACCGCACTCATGGCCACCGGCTTTTCGGCCTGGGCGGGGGTGTTCTATCTCAATGGCCAATGGTTCGCTGTTGGGGGTGGTAAGGGACTGGGAACGCACTTGCTCTCAATCGGTGAACGCACACTCGGGATCGCCGCAGCCGATGACTGGCTCAACGAGCATGAAAATGAGGAGGCCGCTCGGAAATCTCGCACTTGGCTGAGCCAAAGTGTCACTCAACAACAACTCAAATACCTGCCTGCGGGATACCAACAGGACTTCGGTCTGACGCGGTATCAGGCGTCGTGCCTGATCACCTTCCGCTTTAACAAACGAGCGATTCAAACCCGCATTTTCGCAGCTGCCAGAGCACAGGAGGCGGCCTGATGTTATGCGCAATTTGCGGGCGTGAGGGACGCGGGTTCTGTTGGGTGTCACCCAGACGCTCTGACAGGCAAAGAACTTTCAAACGCTTCTGCTCAATGGCCTGCCAAGAGATTCATCAACAACGATTTAAAGGAGGTCATGTGATTGACCCTACTCATAACGAGAATGCGGCTGTGGTCGCTGTCCTGCCGGTACTGGGTGATTACGTTGCCAAGGTTGGTATGGATAAACCGCTCGCGGACTACAGTCGCGAACAGATACTGCAACTGATCGAAACCGTCCTCGATGGCTACTTTGCGCACCTGCGTGCCAATACGCCAGACGATGTGCCGTTTTAGGGGGTGTCATGTTGGACTTTAACTCATCAAACACTATTAGCGAGCGCATCACCGCCTTCATCGATGAGGGATTGGCAATGGGTCGCGATACTCAAACCCCGCGAGACTATCTTGGTGCTTCGCGCTTAGGTGTTGCCTGTGATCGGGCACTGCAATACGAATACCTGAATGCACCCGTCGATACCGGACGCGGGTTCTCAGGTAAAACCTTGCGCATCTTTGAGGCCGGGCACGTCTTTGAGGATCTGGCCATTAAATGGCTGCTGGATGCGGGTTTCACGCTTCACACCAAAACAACGACGGGAGGCCAATTTGGTTTCACTGCAGCCGGGAATCGGCTGAAAGGCCATATCGACGGGGTTATCACCGACGCGCCTGCAGCGCTGGGGCTCAGTTTTCCCATGCTATGGGAGTGCAAAAGCCTCAACAACAAATCCTGGAACGATACCGTCAAGAAAGGCGTGGCGATTTCCAAACCTGTCTATGCCACCCAAATGGCGATCTATCAGGCATACATGGAAACTGATATTCCCGGTATTTCTGAGCACCCTGCACTCTTTACAGCCATCAACAAAGACACCGCTGAGCTCTACTTTGAGTTAGTACCGTTCAACGGTGAGCTGGCGCAACAGGCATCAGATCGCGCCGTGCGTATCCTCAATGCCTGCGAGGTACATGAACTGTTACCACGAACCGCTGCCGATCCCTGTCACTTCACCTGCAAATTCTGCGCCTGGCAGGAGCGCTGTTGGGGAGGCCAAGTATGAGCAATATCGTTTGGCTCGATTTCAACGATGCGGCCGATCAGCCCTCTGACGAGCAAGCATCAAAGCCAACCACACCGGAGATCAAACAGCGCCTGATTGAGCGATTACCCGCATTCCTCTCGGAGCTGCTCCCGCAAGGCGTCACGCGCGGTAATCAGTTTCTCGTGGGGGATCTGGACGGCAATCGTGGAAAGAGTCTAGTCATAGAGCTCACTGGCTCAAAAGCGGGCATGTGGATCGACTTTGCCACTAACGATCGCGGTGATATTCTGGATCTCTGGGGGCAGGTGTGCGGCTTCAACCGCCACAATCAGTTTCCAGAGTTGCTTGCCGATATCACTCAGTGGTTAGGCGACCCTGCGATTACTTCATATAAAACACCCACACAGCCCAAAGTGCCGACTGACGAGTTAGGGCAGTACAGCCATAAGTGGGACTACACCGACGCCCACGGCAAACTCATTGCCTGCGTCTACCGCTACGACACACCGGAGGGCAAGGAGTTTCGGCCATGGGATGTCCAGACTCGAAAGATGGCAGCACCGAATCCGCGGCCACTCTATAACCAGTTAGGACTGCTAACGGCCAACTCAGTTGTATTGGTAGAGGGAGAGAAAGCAGCGGATGCGCTGAACTCGGTCGGACTGACAGCCACGACAGCCATGAATGGCGCCAGTGCACCCACCGACAAAACCGACTGGTCTCCGCTGACTGGAAAAGATGTGCTTATCTGGCCTGACAACGACGCCTCTGGTATCGAGTATGCACAAGCAGCCGCTCAAGCCTGTGTCGCAGCGAAAGCCAACAGTGTGGCCATCCTTCAAATTCCAGCGGGGTATCCACCGAAGTGGGATGCAGCTGATGCTGTGGCGCAAGGACTGGACGGCGGCGGGTTCATTGCCCAAGCCGATAAACAGATCATTAAGGCCGAAGCAGGTACCATACCAACCTTCAAGCTAGGTGAGCTGTTGGATGATGACTCACCGATTCCTGCAGACTTGATCTCACCGCGCGTCCTAACACCCTCTGGCATGTTGGTGTTTGGTGGCGCACCCAAGGTTGGCAAGAGTGATTTTTTGCTCTCGTGGCTCACCCATATGGCCGCTGGCGCTGATTTTCTTGGAATGGCGCCGCCACGACCTCTGAGGGTGTTTTACCTTCAAGCTGAGGTGCAATACCACTACCTGCGAGAGCGTGTGAAGGAGATCCAACTCCCAGCCTCTCGACTCCTTGTTGCTCGGGAAAACTTCGTCGCTACACCTCAGCTGCGATTGATTCTGGATGAGGACGGAATCAACCAAGTGATTCCAGCGATCAACCGAGCATTTAGCGATGGCCTGCCGGACATCATTGCGATCGATCCGATTCGCAACGTCTTTGATGGTGGTGACGGCGGCGGTGAAAATGATAACGGTGCCATGCTGTTTTTCCTGTCGCAACGGGTCGAACGGTTGCGTCACGCGATCAATCCAGAAGCCGGCATCATTCTCGCCCACCACACTCGCAAGCTGGGCAAGAAACAGTTTGAGGAGGACCCGTTCCAAGCGCTCGCCGGTGCGGGCAGTCTGCGCGGTTACTACACCACCGGCATGTTGCTGTTTCGCCCCGACGAGACACGCAGCACGCGCCAGCTCATCTTTGAGCTACGTAACGGCCCAGGCCTTCCACAGTTCAATCTGGACAAAGTCGATGGCGAGTGGCGTCCGGTTGAGGCCAGTGATCGTCTGGTAAACCAGAGCCATGGCGAAAAGCTCGATGCCGAACGTCGCCGTAAACAAGACATCATCTTGCAACTGATCTTTGAAGAGGCGGCCCAAGGTCGGGTTTATACAGCAAACCAGTTTGCAGAAGCGTTCGAGGGTCAAGCCGGTCTTGGCGCGAACCGCACCATCAATGAACGTCTCGCTGTCTTGGCAACCAAGGGCTATCTCAAGTTCTTTCGGGATACCGACCGCTACAACCTGCCACCACTGGTGCGTAGCAAGTACGGCTATCTCTGTGTGGAACAGATGATGATTCCAGGCAGCAACGCTCTCAATCACGAAACCGGTGAGTTGATCCCATCTCAAATTCCAGTGCTTCCCACTCACTACAAATGCCCCCAAACCGGCGCGGCCCTGCCCGTCGAAAACCCGAACATATGGATCTATCAAGAGGATAATTTATGATGAATCGCTTACCAATTTACCCCGAAAAACCCGTCGCTGGAGTTCTGCAATCTGGAGCAGTTTGCTGCAATCTGCAATCTGCCTGCAAACTTAACCCCAATAAAATCAGCAACTTAATCCAGTTTGCAGATTGCAGAGTTCAGATTGCGGAGAGCGTCTGCAATCTGCTTAATACTATATATAAATCAATAAGTTACACCAAAATTCCAGATTGCACGCAGACCCCCTCTCCCTACGGGAGAGGAGAGCCCCATACGGGAGCTCTCCATCCCAACGGTAGGGATCTGCACTCGGTCAAGCGGTTCACTCTACTGGCACTCGACCTTGGTACCCAAACCGGCTGGGCACTCTCATCAGGAGACAGAGACATCATCAGCGGCAGTGAATCGTTCAAGCCCTCACGTTTTGAAGGCGGTGGTATGCGCTACCTGAGATTCAAACGCTGGCTTACTGAACTGAAGAGCCATACCGATGGCATTGATGCCGTCTACTTCGAAGAGGTCCGCCGACACGCCGGTGTGGATGCCGCACATGCCTACGGTGGCTTCATGGCCCACCTCACCGCTTGGTGTGAGCACCACGGTATTCCGTATCAAGGCGTCCCCGTCGGCACCATCAAGAAACACGCCACCGGCAAGGGCAACGCCAGCAAGGAGCTCATGATCCAAGCAGTTCAACAACGCGGCCATCAGCCTGTCGATGACAACGAAGCGGATGCAATCGCCCTGCTCTACTGGGCGTTGGATACACAGGAGGTATCAGCATGAAAACACCACAACCTCGCTACCGTTGCCCACTGGGACGGTTACAAGCCAACCAGAAGCCAGATCCTGAGGAAGTCAAAAAACAGGGCTGGAAGGAGCAGCACATCTTGGTGATATCACCCGAGGATGAACGGCTCGACTGGTATGAGCAGCAACTACTTCGCAACATCGGTGATCGCCTCTACGGTGAGGAAGGAGGTCAGCGTGGCTAGACTCACTGAAGAGCAAATCGCTGAGCGTCTCATTGAAGCCGCACGCACCGCACACCGACTTCCACCCGTGAAAGTTCAGGGATACTTCAACGCCTGGCCAGCCATCAAGCGCATGCCCTGGGAGAACCTTGGCGCGGAGCCCGAGCCAATTCGTATTCCACCCTCACCCGAAGCGGTTGAACGTATGCTGGAGGTGATGCACTGGATGGTGTGGCTGGAGGAAGAGCAACGCCATCTCCTGTGGATGCGAGCTGAGCGATATCCGTGGCGGGAGATATGCGCGCGAATGGGGTGCGATCGGACAACAGCTTGGCGGAGGTGGAAATTTCTACTGAATTTTTTAGGAAAAAAACTAGAATCTTAGTGGCAGACTTTATCATCAGGTGATAAAGTTAGGCATAAAAAGAGATACGGGCATTGATACTTTGCTTGATCTTCATGGCTATGTCTTAGATCAAGAGTATGGCTACTGGATCAAGATCGAAGCATGGCGAGTGGAAGAATCAGCACAAATTCCTCATGGAATCAGGTATTCGCTGACACTTCACGAGCCATATGGAAACCGAATACTTGGTTATGACAACGCGCATGCAGTCAAACCACCAAAGAGATTTAAGTATGCCGGACGAATTATCCCTTTCGATCACAAGCACAGGCATGTATCGGATAAGGGTGTGCCCTACGAGTTTGTGGATGCTCAGCAGCTGCTAAATGACTTTTTTGCAGATGTCGACCGCATCCTTCTGGAGGTACGAAAGAAATGAAAGCAATTGTTATAGGCATCATGCCACAAGAGAAGATTCGCGAACGCGTTCTTGCGATCGCGCGCGGAGAGTTCAAACCTAAACCAAGCGATCCTAAAGTTTGGTTTACTTCGATGAAGTCTCTCGCTGAAGTATTGAGCGATGATAACAGAGCGCTCCTGAAAACGATTATGGAAACAAAACCGGCATCGATTTCAGCATTAGCACAAACCACTGGCAGAAAAACAGGCAACCTCTCTCGCACACTGAAGACAATGTCTCACTATGGCATCGTCGATCTTAAACGAGAAAAAAACAAAGTTCGTCCAGTAGCCAAGGCAACTGAATTCAAAATCATTGCTGCCTGACTAATGCGCCCCTGAACTTTCTCAAATGATCACGTGAGGGAGTTTGGGGTATTTGCTAGTAACTGGCCTGGGTTGAAGATTACTGCGGGCTAAAGCCAAAACCACCACCTCTCTGACCCTGCAACACTTTAGCCAATCTGGTGTATGATCTGTTCTAACCTCGAGAAAAATCTATTTGAAGGCTGCGCTAACACCGCGGCCTTTGTTGTTTAGGGCTCCTGCGGGTTCATGCCAAAAGCGCCTGCGGGCTCGTGCGAAAACTTAATGGGTCCTTCCAGGGCCTGTGCGCTATGCGGGGGGCAAGACCCCGGCATTTCGCTAGCGACAGCCTCAAAAATTAGGTTACCACCCCCGAAAGTTACCACCGGTGGTTACCACTTCAACCTACTGAGATTATTCATG